CAATTTCGGGCGTTCCCTGGTATCAGGCGCTTGGCGCGCACGCGATCATCCATGGCGGAGCCGTGGCGCTACTGACGGGAAGTCCGCTGCTCGGCCTCGCTGAAGTGCTGGCGCACGCGACAATCGACGACGCGAAATGCACCGGCAAGATCGGCTTCAACACAGATCAAACGCTCCACATTGCCTGCAAGGCCGCGTGGGCAGCGCTGGCGGTATCGGTGCTGGCATGAGCGTCCCGCCCATCCCCGTCCGCGACCTCGAAGCGATCTACCGCAAGCGCGATTGGACGCGCGCAGAGGACTACCGCCCCACTCGTCACAGGGTTGTTCCCGGTGAATCGAGATTGGTGATGTTCTTCCGTCTTAATGGTGAGGTGTGGACTGAAGTGTTTGCACTTGTTGCTGTGGGATTGGCTGTTGCTGTTGTTGCTGGTCGATACTTGTGGGTGTTGTCGTGACGGGCGTTCCCCCTTCGGGGTCGGGCTCTCGTCCTTCGGATGAAGCCGCGAGTTGCACCGCGTCTTCACCAGAGGCTTCGATCCCTAACGCGTTCACAAGCGCGCTCTCGGCGATGAAATATGTGCTTCACTTCGAGGGCGGTGGCGAACGGCTGTCTGTCAGCTTCGATCTGGGCGCCCGCTTTTTCAACGATGTGGTGACCATCCGCGCCAACGAGAGCGACGACAGCGAGATATACGTCCGCTTCCAAGACCTGAATTGGCTCGCTTACAGGCTGCTAAACCTCGCGTCAGCGACCGAAGGCGAGAGCGCGGTGCCGAAGGCAGACGCCCCATCCGGAGACGCACAGTGAACACGCGTCTCATCATCGCCGACGCCTCTCGCGTATCGGGGGCAGACTTCTTCGCCGCCGTCACGGGAAAGCCTCCTCGCACCGCCGCAGAAAGAGCGCGCGATGGAGAGCTTGCACAGGCAGCAATCGAGCACAGCTCGGCAATGGCGAAAGCCCCCCGTGGACGCTCCGCCTATTGGGAGCGGGAGCGCTACTGCGACGAGTGCCGTTCCGCTTACGCCGCCCGCTGTCGTGAAATCGAGGAACGGTATGCGGAGCAGCTTACCGAAGTGCATGGCGATCCGCTTCTCGGGAGGGCGGCATGACGGACCTTGAACGCATCGAAGGCTTGTTCGTGGGCCAGCTAGACGACTACGAATTGTGGCTATTCGAGCACGCCGTTGCCGATGGCATGGCGGAGCGATCCTACGAGGGCGGCGCTGGCTTCATGGGCCTCGCAAAAGTGCGGCTCGTCAGAACGCTGGCCGCTCCCAAGGTGCGCGCGGCATGACCCTCTCTCCAGATCAAGGATGGGATGACTTCATTGTGAGAGATGGAAGATCGAGAATTGGGACACCGATCGAAAGCATTTCGGGCGTTCCGGCTGCGCCGTCGGGCCACTCGGGGCAAGCCCCCGAGCCCGCAAGCGGTCTCGGCCATTCGGCGAGTGTCCCTAACGCGACGTGGCAACCGATGTCCAAAGTTCCTAAACATGGGCGGCGTATCTACGCGCTTGAGCGTGGCGGGAAAGCGTCAGTCATTTACGCGAATCCAGAGCTTCAGCGTTCGCTTTATCTCGCATGGTGGCCGCTGCCAGAACATGGCCTGTCGTGTGCGTCAGCGATCGAAGCCCGGAGGGCGGAGACGCAAAGCGGCTCCGTCGCAGACGAGAGCGCGACCCGCGAAGCGGGAGACGCACAGTGATCGACCGCGCAATATCCCGTCTCATCGACCTCCAACTAGAACGCCATGCATGGTTGGCAGACTATGCCGCACGCAGAGATCGGGAACGCAATCTCGTCCAGCTTTTCCAATCAACCAGGGAGGCCGCGTTGCCCAACAAGCGCGCGGCCACAGATCATGGCTGAGCCATTCCACCGGCTAGTGGCCATTATGCCAAGCGGATGCTGGGAATGGACCGGCACTAGGAACCGAGACGGCTACGGGCAACTGAAACTCAAAGGCGGCAAAGGCTACCCATTCAGGGCGCATCGAGTGGCTTATGAGGCTGCATACGGACCGATCCCGGATGGGATGATTGTCTGTCACTCGTGCGACAATCCGCCGTGCTGCAACCCGGAACATCTCTGGCTTGGTACGCATAAAGACAACGCAGCCGATCGGACCGCGAAACGCCGGAGCTACCAGCAGCGCAAGACGCACTGCCCGCGCGGTCACGAATACACGCCGGATAATGTCTACGGCGCTGAGCGAGGGAAGCGGACATGTCGGTCATGCACCCGCGCCCATGCGGCAGAGCGCTATCTTCACACCAAGAGAGGAGCGGGTGGCGCTAATAACGCGCCCGCCAGCAATTCATGACCATCGAAGAGCAGATAGCCGCCGTAATCGAGCGTGCTGGCGGATACGTGGAGAACGACGCCTCAGACGGGGGCGTGTGCAAATACGGCATCACGGAGGCCGTGGCTCGGGCGCACGGCTTTACTGGCCCAATGTCGAAACTTGGGAAGCGCGATGCGGAGGCGATTTATCTCCGCCTTTACTGGACAAGGCCCCGCCTAAACGAGGTTGCGAAGATTGCCCCCCGTGTCGCCAGTGAGCTGTTCGATACGGGAATCAATATGGGGCCGGCGGTTGCCGTAACATTTCTTCAGCGCGCCCTTACGGCTCTCAACCGCAACGGGAAGGACTACCCGGACCTTGTGCCGGACGGAAGGATTGGCGCGGCAACGCTTGCGGCGCTCGGCCACTTCTTCGCCATTCGCGGGCAGAGCAGCGGAGAGACGATACTGTGCCGCGCGCTCGAAGCGCTCCAGGGCGAACGCTACCTGCGCCTTGCCGAGCGCCGCCCAGCCAACGAGGCGTTCCTTTACGGGTGGTTGGCGAACCGAATTGGGGAAGGATCAAGATAATGGCTAGTCGCGCCGCCCTCAAAACCCCCGCCAATGCCGAGACTGTCGAGACGGTCATCGAGCAGATCGACAAGCGCGCTTCCGAGAACATGCGCGTGTGGAACGCGGTCTGCCGCACCGATCCCAAGCACACAAAGCGCGTCAACCAGCGCGGCGGCTTCACGGCGATCGATGCCCAATACCAGATCATGGAAGCAACCAGGCTGTTCGGCCCGGTCGGTGAGGGATGGGGCTACACGGTCGGAGAGTTTCAGATCGTCGGCCCGCTCATTATCGTTCCGGTGACGTTGTGGCACGGCAAGCGCGACAACACGTTCGGCCCGATCCTCGGTTGCGCGGAGATTGCCGGCCAGCGCCATGACCGCGACGCGCCGAAGAAGGCGGTCACGGACGCTATCACCAAGGGGCTGTCGCAGCTCGGGTTCAACGCCGACGTTTTTCTCGGCTTATTCGACGACAACAAATATGTGGCCGAGGTCACGGAAGAGTTCCGCCCGAAGCCCGACAATCCGACAACCGGCGAGCCGAAGAAGCGCGAAAAGACTGCGCTCGACGGCCCGTATGACACGCTCCCCAAGCTCGAAAAGGCGGCGCGAGAGTTCGCCCGCACCCTCCGCAGCATGGGGACACTCGAAGAGTTCGAGGAGTGGAAGCAGGACAAGGAGGTGATCGCGTTTGTCGAGCAGTGCAAGCGCGACCTCCCCGGATGGTGGTTCGCCAATCACCCGGAATCGCCTGCCGATTTCACTCCGCTGTCGGTCGAGGTCTCGGCCACCCTGCGCGGCCTCAAGGAGCTTGCCGGAATTAGCGAAAGGACAAACGCATGAGCAACAAGCGATACGATATCATGGCCCCGCGCAAGGGCCGCGACAAAACCTTCTGGACGCGCATCGGAACCGCGTTCGAGGGCGACAAGGGCATCCAGCTCATCTTCGACGCCCTGCCGCTTCCCGACGCCGAAGGGCGATGCGTGGCAAACCTGTTCGAGCCTCGCGAGCGGAACGATGCGCCGGCCAATCAGCGATCCGGCACCGCGCGGTCCGCCCCTTACGTTGGCGCTGAGCTGGACGACGAAGCACCCTTCTGATGCTCTCCAACCGCGCCTTTAAGCCCCGGATCGAGAAGTCGCACCGCGAGGACGCATACAAGCGCTGTGAGCCGTTCCTGAAATGGCTTCGCGGTCGCCAATGCTTCCTCGCGGTCCACGCCCCGCACAGGCATAAGTGCGAGGGCAAGGTCCGCGCGTGTCACTTCGATCCGTGGGGCGACAAGGGCATGGGAACGAAGGTTTCGGACAGCGCCTCCATGCCGATGTGCGACGGCGCGCATATGCTCCAGACGGACATCATGGGTTGGCCGGACTTCCAGCGGTATTTCGGCTTCGACGGGCGCGATGTGGTCACGGCCTATTGGCTCGAATGGCTCGACGGAACGGCCATGGGCGCTGCGTGGAAGAAGAAGGTGGCGGAATGACGCACAAGGTCATCCTGTCCAGCGAGTTTTACCGCTCCCGCGCTCGCCGCCTGATCGACAAGGCTCCTGCGGGATACATCATGACGCTTAGCGAACCCAAGCGGACGATGCCGCAGAATGACAAAATGTGGGCGATGTTGACGGACGTGTCGGTGGCTTGTCCCCTTGGCCGCCGACACACTCCAGACGACTGGAAGGCGATCTTCATGAACGCCTGCGGTTGGGAGTGCCAGTTCGTGGAGGGGCTGGACGGTCGCCCGTTCCCCAAGGGGTTTCGCTCATCGCACCTCACCAAGTCGCAGATGGGCGACCTCATTAGTTTCATCCAGGCATTCGGCGATGAGCATGGAGTGCGCTGGTCAGACGAAGCGAAGGATGCAGCATGAAACCAAAGCTCAAGCTCGTGCAGGAGGAAAAGAACGGGCCAAGCCTGTCGTTCCTCATGCGGACGAGGAACCCGTTTCTGGAAAGCCCGCAGCGGTTTGAACCGACCCGCAAGGCTGATGGCGATGTTGTCATTTAGGCGCGTCCTTCGGACCGGGCTTTCGTCCCTTCGGGATCGAGCCGCTGCGCGTCTCGCCGGTTCCCGCTTCAATCCCTCGCGCTGGTGGCGGACGTTCTCGCGCAGGCACCATTGGCTGCTTGTGTCGGCTGTCTTTATCGGCCCGTTTGTCGCGCTCGATCGCCTGACAAGATTTCATGCCGTAGCGATGATGTTGACCGCTCTATTCACGCTTCAGCTCGCCGATGATCGCGACAGGCTTGAGCTATGACCGCTCACAGCATCATTCTGGAGCATGGACGCTCGCCCGGTGAATGGTGTGAGGCGTTCGCGGCCAAGGGGTTGCCGCTATCCGAGCGGACCCTGAGGGCGAGGGCGCGCGAAATGGGCGCTTGCCATGTGCTCGGAAAAGCAATGATTATCACGCCGGATCAAATCGACCGGATACTGGAGTCCACATGCTCACCGCATACCGCAGATGCTCAACCTGGTGGGCGAAGGGGCGCGTCGAATACAACGGGCGGCCCATCAGCGGCTACATCCGCGAAAGCACTGGAGCATCTGACGAGGCTGGAGCGCGGGACTGGATCGCGGAGAGGGAGGACCGGGAGCGTCGTCGCTTTCTCATCGGCGAAGAGGAGCAGCCGCTAACCTTCGCGGGAGCCGTCATGATGTACGAACCAACCCCGATGATGGCCCGCTATCTCAAGCCCTTGGTGCGCGAGCTGGGGGCGATCCGCTGCGACCGGATAACGCCGGGAATGATCCGCGACCTGGGGCCGAAGCTCTACCCTGACGCTTGCACCGACACGTGGAGGCGGTGGGTAGTCACTCCCGCCCGCGCCGTCATCAACAACGCGAACGACAAGGGGAAATGTCCGCCGATCAAGGTCAAGGGCTATTCCGAGCAGGAGCGCGTTGCACAGGACAAGAAGCGTAAGAGGGCGAGCCGCCTAGAACGGCGACCGGGCGATTGGAATTGGCTTCTGCGCTTCCGCCAAACGGCTCCGCAGAGGCACGGAGCGCTGGCGCTGTTCATGTTCGCCACCGGGGCGAGGGTGGGGCAGGCTGTCCAGATGACGCCCAAGCACCTTGCGAAGCTCGACGAGGGGCGGGTGACGATTCCCGGCGCGAAGGGCCACGCGGACCGCGAGATAACGATTCCGGCAGAGCTGGTCGCCGAGCTGGCGAACCTTGCTCCGAAGGTCCCGAGAGGGTGGAAACGCGAGGACAAGAACAAGCGCGTGTTCGGCTTCGCGTCGTCGTGCGGTCCGCTCAAGGCATGGCGCAAGGCGTGCAAGGATGCTGGAATACCGTACCTGTCGCCGCACGCAGCCGGTCGTCATGGGTTCGGCCAGGAGTTCAACGTCAGGCAGCCGGTTGATGAGAAGGCGGCGGGCAAGTTTGGAGGGTGGAGCGACACCGCTTTGATGAAGCGGACCTACACCCACGCAGAGAATTTCGAGGACAAGATTTTGGCCGGTTTTCGTACAGGTCTCGTACAAGCCGAAAAAGAGACCGGCCTTAAGCTGCTGAAAACAGGATCATAAATGATGGTTGGAGCAATTCCCTCCGAAGGCAGAGGCCACAGGTTCGAATCCTGTCGGGTGCGCCAGCTTCACTTGCAGAATCTTGCAGGAACGCGCGCGGAACAAACCGGCACAGCGCGTACAAATCCCGTACAGCTACCAGCGATAGCGACCGAAGCCGGAACGGCGGAGACGCCGAAGAGCGGCTCCGTTCACGAGGGCGCGGGTCCGCAGGACATCGCCCAAAACAAGTCAGGGGGTGTGAAGTGAAACAGATACCGATTTGCGAGAAGCTGGAGCGCAAGGTCCAAGTGCTTCCAGCGCAGGGAAGCGGCTTCGTCAGCATAGATTCGAAGGGCCGCGTAAGGTCCGGCAGCGCCATTCGTAACGACGGCAAACGCCTAGCCAACCCCGACGGCCCCGAAGCCGCCGCGATCATCAAGGAGCTGGTGGAGGCGTTGAGCGCGATCAGCGACGATAGTGTGTTCAACCAGCAGCGGTTCGCCGAGGATACTGACGCCGACTATTTCCTTCGGTGTTTCAAGGCCGTCAAAGAACGCGCCCGCGCCGCCCTCACTCGCGCACAGGTGCAGCCGTGAGCACGATTAAGGTCGGGCACCTTTATGGCTGCAAGTGCTCCAAAATGGAGTTTCCAATCGCGTTCTTCGAACCCCACGAGGAACAGGCGCTCGCGAACCACGGTCAGACGCTCAAGCGGCTCGCTGAACGTGGCGGGCTAGGCCTTGGCGAGGCAATCGCAATCCTGCGCGGCAACGACAATCGCTACACGGACTGCAAGAAAAACGAGGCTTGGCTGAAAGCTCAATTCGCCGAATGGAGCGCGGCCCATGCCGATCAGGTGCAGCCGTGAGCAGGGAGGAGATGGTGGAGGACATTCTTCGGGCGATCATCGGCAATGCCAACGAATCAATGCCACTCGGGCCGTTCGACCAGATCGACAACAGCGGTCAGCCCTATCAGTCGCAGGCGTTTCATGATGCCCTTGAGCGCGGACGCAGATACTTCGCCCGCACCCATGCCGCATCAATGAGGGAGGGGAAGTAGATGGCTTTTCCCCTCGCGAGCGCCTAGGAACAAACGGTGATTCAGCGCGCCTTCCGCTACAAGTTGGAGCCCACTGCGGAGCAGGCAGAGCTGTTCGCGCGGTTCGCCGGCGCGACCCGTTTCATCTACAACCTGGCACTGGAGCAGCGATCGACGTTCTGGCGGCAATATCGCGCGGCCACGGGTAGACAATTCAACTTCGCTTCGCAGGGGCGCGAACTGACTCAGCTACGGGCGGAGGTCGAATGGTTGGCTTCCGTCCCTCACGATGCCCTTACGCAAGCGCTACGTGACTTAGACGGGGCGTTCGCCGGGTTCTTCTCTGGTCGATCACGTTACCCGACTCCTAGGCGCAAGGGCCGAAATGACAGCTTCCGCGTCAAGGGCCGCGAAACGCCGGTGCGCCAGCTCAATGCCAAATGGTCAGCGGTTCGGCTGCCGAAGATTGGATGGGTAAAATTTCGCGATACGAGGTCGATGCGTGGCCGCGCCTCTAACGTGACTGTCGCTAGGGCGGCGAATGGTTGGCACGTCTGCTTCTCATGCGAGATCGAGCACGAGGCAATCGAGAATGATTTACCGCCCGTGGGCATTGATCGGGGAATTGCGAACACGCTGGCGCTGTCCACTGGTGAAATGATTTCCACGCCCGACCTGCGCGCCCTTGAACGGCGGAAGCGGAAGGCGCAGCGGGTTCTCGCGCGCCGTGTGCGGGGTTCCAACCGCTACAGGAAGCAGCGCCGACGCCTAAACCTGCTAGCCGCATCGATTGCGCGGCGTCGGGCTGATTGGCGTCACAAGGCCACGCTGTCGATCGCGCTTCGGTTCGGAGCCGTGACGCTAGAAGCCCTAAATGTCCCGAACATGACGCGAGCCGGAGCAGGTAAGCGCGGGCTCAATCGACGTATTCTGGAGCAAGGCTGGGGCGCTTTTGAGCGGGTGCTGGCCTACAAGCTCGAAGAGCGCGGCGGGGCGCTGATTAAGGTCGATTCCCGCTACACATCGCAGACCTGCTCGGCCTGCGGAACCATCGACAAGGCAAGCCGCGAGAGCCAAGCTAGCTTTACCTGTCGTCACTGCGGTTTCGCTGCTCACGCCGATCATAACGCTGCGCTGAACATCTTGCGGCGAAGCACGCCGCGCGTGGAGGGAAGCGGTTGCGCTCCCGATGAAGCGCTAACCGTCAACCTGGCCGCATAGGCTAGGGGATGCTGACCGCCTCATGCTCACCCCGCGCAGCTCTTTCCGATGGCATAGAGGAGAAATAGGATGGACCGGATGGAGCGCGACGTTGATCCGCAGGTCGTCGCCGAAGGAATCGAGCGAAAGCTGCGATGGGCCGAACGCTTGGGCCATCCGAAGCGCTGCGAGACGAATGAGGTTCATCCAGGCTTAGGTTGCTGCCTATACTGCGGAGCTGACAGCGGGGAGAATTGCCGTGCCCGATAACAGGCAAAGGCTGGTGGGGCTGGCGGACGGAATGGATGCGTGGGCGCAGGAGATATTGGCGAACCCACGAAAGCGAGCAGCCGAGGTGAAATTCGCCTACGAGCTGACGAAGCTCGCCGCCACCGCCCGTTCCCAGCAGAGCGATAGTGATACCGACTGATCTTGGGCGCATCGCTACGCGACCGGGCTTTTGCCCTTCGGGTCGAGCCTGCTACGCAGTCTCGCCGCTATCGCGCTGCAATCCCTTGCGCGGTGCTTGACACTTAGGGCGCAATGCCCTATGTCGAACCCTGGGCCAGTGGCCCGCCTGAGAAGGAGAAATCAGATGACGCGCAAGTTCCTGCAATTCGTCAACTCGCGCACGGGTGAACGTGCCGAAAATCCCGGCAAGGTCGAGATCACCGGAAAGTCCGAGCGTGAGATCGAGCGCCTGGAGCGCGGAATGCTCATGCGCTGCGATACCGACGCCGGATGGTATGTTGATGAAGTGACGGAGGGCGCGTGATGCGAAAGAACACGCTCTATCTGCACGAAAGCGACTTTGGCGTCGGCCTCATCGCCGCACAGAGCATCCAACAGGCTCGCGCTGAAGCCATCCGCGACTGCGGCACATCGTTCTTTCGCGGTGTCCGTAAGGCCACAGCCGAAGATGTGGCATGGATTCGCACAATGGGTGGCCGTGTCCCCCGCTGAAGTCCGCGCCGCCCGTCAGCATCTCGGCCTGTCCACCAATGGACTCGCTGAGGCGCTGGCGCTTGGCAAGGGCGGAGGCCGCACGGTGCGCCGCTGGGAGTCGGGAGAGACGCCGATTACCGGACCGGCCAGCGTGGCGATCCGGCTGATGCTTACGGTTGGCTCTTCAACGACGCCCAAACCGACGCAATCAGCTTGATCTTCTCTTCTCGTGACAGCTCCATTGTTGGACCGGAGCCGTTGTAGTCCATACGGATAAAGCTGGTGGCGGGGTCGAAATAGAGCCGCCCGCGCCCCTTGGTGATTTCAAGGCGCTTCATGCCTTCACCCGCTTTCCAGACTGCCACGATCCGCACCGCTGGCACTGAAGCCGCTGAATGAAGCGCGCCTTAGTCCGCCGCACCCCGCGCGATTGCACCTGGTTCGACCCGCAGGACCCGCAAGCGAGCGCTGGCGTCATTCCCATGTGAGGGTGATCGAACACGTAGGCCCTCACCCGCTCGTAAACCTGTTCGGTTAGGTCAACGTCGCCAGCGCAGTATCGGGCCATGCGCTTCTGGGCCTTGGCGTCCCCATCCATGACGGAGAGCCACATTTCGAGGCCGTCATGCTTCACCTTCGCCCCGAGGCCGAGCAGCGGCGCAACATAATCGAGCTTGTTGCAGATGAAGCCGAGCTTGCGGACGGCCTTGTAGATGTCGATTTGCGTGGGAGGTGGAGGTGGCGGCATATCGGCGATCAGGAACTCGCCGAGCAGCTTGGGAATGTCGAAGCTCGCCCCGTTATACGTCGCTACGGCGTCCGCCTCTGACAGATGCTCGTGGACGATGCGGAGCATTTCGGCGTGGCCGTGCTCCCAATCGGAATAGACCTTCGTGCGCTTGCCGGCCCATTTGAGGCCGACGCAGATCACCCCGCCGTCGCGGAGAATCTGCTTGTGGCCGATGTGCTGGTCACGGATGCCGAAGCTCGCGATTATCGCGGGCTTGGTCTCGATGTCGAGAAACAGGACGCGCGGTTCGTTTTCATTGGCAAAATCCACAGTCCCCGCTCCGCTCCCCGGCTACTTGCCGGGTGCTTCCGTATTCGGATCGACGGCAGCCTGCCGCTCAACCCACTTAATCAGTTCGTCGAGCTGGATTCCTTGTTCGGTGCAGAGGAGAGGAAGTCCGTCCGGGGGGCCTTCAGGAGTTCCTGGGGCGGGAGCGGATAGGCCGGACACACCCGGTTTTGCGGGACTGCCGGGATTGGCAGGACTGGAGCCTTCGCGGCGCAGGCGGTCAGCACGAGCGCGAGCATCGGCAATGCGCTTCTGGTATTCATCGGATTGCTCCTTGGAAATCTGGTCTTGCTGTGCTTTGACGCGGGCGGCGTTGGCCTTGTCCTCTGCCTCGGCCTGTGCGGCGGCGGCGCGGTAGTTGGCGACGGTCTGGGCGAATGCCGCCTGATCCGCCTGACGCGCTGCCACGCACTTGCTGAGTTGGGTTTCGACCTTGCCGCTGTGCCTCTGCTCGGACTTCAGCCGGATCGTCTGGACGCCAGCGACGAGCAGCGCGGCGATGAGCAGGGCTTGCCAGATGTTGAGCTTTCCGAGGAACGACAGCGCGCCCGCGCCAATGCGCTGGATGGCGGCCCAGATTGCGAGGGCGGCGGTCATGCAGCGTCTCGATCGGAAAGCGCCCCGAGCGCCTGATAAACGTCCATCATCGCTTCCATCGCCTTGTCGGCTAGGGCGGCGATTTCCGGTCGCTCCTCAACCGCAGCGTGCTCGGCGACGTAGCTCCCGTAGGCGTCCATCAGAACGTGCGCGGTGTGCAGCGCCTCATGAATACCGAACGGGTCTGCCGCGATGCGCTTGCGGCGCTCGCGTTCCCTCTTGTTCATAGCGCAAACGCCTTGATTTGGGCGGGCGCTATTTCAGTCCGACAGCCTCCTCCGGCGACATACCGGCCTTTAGGCGCTTGCGGATGGTGACTGCGCTCACCTGATATTGCCGCGCCGCCTCGGTTGTCGTGAGACGCTGACCGGCGATGGTTAAACAGATGTTGTTTGTGCGGTTGTTGTTCTGCTGAAGCGGGGTCGCCCAACGGCAGTTGTCGCGCCAGTAGCCAACGGCATTGTCGATGCGGTCGATGCTCAATCCCGGACCGTATCCAGTGGACTGCGCCCATGACGCGAACGCCTCGAAGTCCCACCAATCCGGCTCCATCGTGCCGGGGCCGCGATAGATCGCCAGCACGCACTCGTCCCGCACTGGCGCGCGAACGCACATAGAGTTCCAGATGCGCCAAAGGCGATTTGCGCGGCTTCCGTGCTTGTAATTCGCGGGGCGCATCTTCCGCAGACAGCCGCAGCTTGCCGTTTTCCCTTGGCGCAACGCGTCGGTCGCGACGACCTTCTCTGTGCCGCAGTCGCACAACACCCGCCAACGCGTCCGGCGAGCCTTCGGTGTGGCCTTGCGGATCACAGTTAGGGAGCCAAAGCGCTGGCCCAACAGGTTGATAGCCGTTCTTGACCAAGCCACGCCCCACACTATACACGAAACGCTTGCCAGCGGCAATAAAATCGTGTAGCTGCCGTGCATGTGGCAGCCGATTGAAACCGCACCGAAGGATGGGACATGGATATTGGCTTACGAGCCGTCCAAATGGCCGCCGCAGTGCCATGTGGTTCGATGGGGCCTGCCTGAGTATTGGGGACAAGCTGGCGACGAAACTTGGGTAACTGTGGCCCTCGGCCCCAATCCCGATACCTACGAGGCGGACGACGCCACGCATTGGATGCCGCTCCCCGACCCGCCCGCCCACTAGTCAATCCCCGCCAACCACTCTGCAATCCAATCGGAAAGCAGAGACGCGCCCCAGATGAGCGCAATGAAGATTCCGGCGATGCAGAGGGCGGTCGTCATGCGATGCGCCCCGCACACACTGGCTCATCCTTCAGCTCTTGCGACCAGCTCAGGCCGTCCTCGAAATTCTCCGCATTGTTGACCCCCACAACCTTGCCGGTTTCAGAGTCGATCAGCGGACCGCCTGACATCCCAGGGATCAAAGGCACCATGCCGACGAGAAGCGCCATTCCGTGGTCGTGCTCGCCGGTCGCGACGAGATCGAGCGTGGTTACAGGCGTGACCCCGCGCGCAAAGCCGATGGCGATGTAATGATGCCCCTTGACGAAGCCCTTGCAGTCGATCGGGAGATATGGGCCCTCATCCCCCAGCAGCTCGGAAAAGTCGCTTGTCGGCGACTTCCACGCGAGGTTGATCGGCTTGCCCCCGATGAAGCATTGCTCCGGGCCGGAAGTGACGTGGTTCACGGACAGCAGGAATTGCGGGCCGATGCGGAACGCGGTCCCTGCCAGCTCAACGTCCTTGCCAAAGCAAAGCACCTGCACGATGGATTCCGGCTGCACGATGACGAGCGGGAGGGTTTCGGTAACGCTTGCGGACGGGATCAGCAGCGACAGCGCGAGGAGGCTACGAAGCATCGTTTGCCGCCTTCGCCCGCTTGATCGAGTAATCGACCAGCGCGAACCATGCGATTCCGCCGAGTATCTTCGCCCATGACGGAAGATCGTCGCCGAGCGTTGTGACCGCCTGCGGATAGGCCGCGTTGAGCAGCACGATGCCGCCGAAGAGGAAGCCCGCAATCCAGTTGAGCGAGCGCACGAAGCGCAGCCACAGGGCGTTCATGGGAGTGTCCCGTCGAGGTAGAGATGCGTTTCGGCGGCACGGCGCTTGATGAGGCCGGCGCAAACGCGGCCATCGTCATAAATCCAGCGTGAGAATTCCGCCGCCGCGCCAGGGTAATTTCCCGCCCTGTGCTTGCGGAGAAGCGTGGAGGTTCGAAGCTTGCCCGCGCCAAGGTTGAAAACGAAGTCCGTGAGTGCGTCGAGCTGGCCCTGCGAGACGATGCCGTTGGTAAGCTCAAGCACGCTGTCGCACGCATGGTGGGCGTCGGTGCTCAGCAGCGCCTCGGCCTCGTCCATCGTGATGCGCTTGCCGAGCTTTACGTCTGGACCCGTATGGCCCCAGCCAAGCGTTAAGACGCCGCCTCCGTCACGGTACGTTTGCAGCCGCAAACCCTCCGATTTTCGGATCAATGCGAAACACGCCGCACTAGGCATCATTCTCTTGCTCCGGTGTGTCCGTTCCGCTATGGTCAACGGCATGGAAAATGAGGTTTGGAAAGCCGTGGTCGGGTATCCCGAACTGGCCCACGTGGAGGTGTCCAACCGAGGCCGTGTGCGGACGCTTGACAGGCTCGCGCCGAGCGCTCGGGAGCGCCAGCCAACGCAGCTTAGGAAGGGTGGTCCGGCGTCCCCGTGGATCGGGAACAACGGCTATTTCAGCGTTTCCTTCAAGGTCGGTCCGGCGCGGAAGAAATACCTTGTCCACCGACTTGTCGCGCTTGCGTTCGTCGATGGGCATTTCCCGAACGCGACCGTTGACCACATCGACGGAAACAAGCTCAACAACCTGCCGAGCAATCTCCGGTGGGTTTCTCTCGCCCGCAACACGTCGCTTCAGTGGGAGACTGGTCTTGTAAATCTTCGCGGCGAGCGAAATCCGGGGTGCAAGCTGACAGACGCTCAGGTTCGGGAGCTTCGCGCGTCTGATGAGCGCGTCTCCGAAGCCGCAGCGCGGCTCGGGGTGTCCACGTCGCTTATTTACATGATCCGGGCGGGCAAAAAGCGCGTGGCCGCCTAGCGGCATCATTTCAGCCTCGCCAGCAGGTCGAGCAAATGCTGTGGCACCGGCTCTTTCGTGGTTGCGTCCCACTCCTTGACGGCGGGGCGCATGATGTGCTCCAGGCTCTCGCGGCGTGGGTTGGCGAGGAGGAAGCTAGTCATCGGATCGCCTCCCGAGGATCGGTCGCCCGGTCAGGCCGCGCACCGTGTCAGATTCCCAAATGCGGATCGCTAGCCACACGATGGTGAGCAGCGCCGCGATGGATGGGAGGACTTGCGCCAGCGTCCCTATGGCAATGACTGCCGCGCCCGCGTCTGCCAGGTGTTTCGTCTGGTCCGAAACATGGGCCAGCACGTTCACGACACCAACTTACGCATGACAAATTCCTCCCCCACGGCTAGAAGGTGCCGATGTTCGATGTTCCCGAAGGCTATTCGTTGAATCTCAGCGGGCGTGGCGATCAGTGGACCGCGCGGCTCATCCCGGACGGACACAGCGCGAGCAAATGGTCGCCGCCCGCTGTCGAGGCGAAGGCGCGAACCGCCGAGGAAGCTATTGCGTTCGCGAAGGCCAAATGCCTCCCCGCGCAGCCGTCCTGAAGTTCGTCCTTGCGATGACGCTGGTAATCGCGACGTTTGCGTTCCTGATGCACGTCCAACGGATCGATCAACAGGGCTTCCACCTTCGCCGCTAGCTCCTCATGGCAAGGACGGTGTAGATCCCGCTCGTTGGAGTTAGCGCCCCTGCGGTCGGATTGTCGAAGCGGATCGCAAGCGTGTTGGCGGCAGAAACGCGAACGCCGGCAATTCCCGTCGAATTGGCAATCGCTGGCGGATTCACGATGACCTTGTCGGCAGTCGTTAGGCCCGTAACCGTGAAGGTCTGTTCGGCAACGGTCGCGGCGGCGACGGACGCGGGAGTGAGGCTGGCCGAATAGACCACGATCTTCGTGATCGGCGTCCCGCTGTTGACGACTAGGTTCTGGTTGCTGAACAGGTTGGTGGTGTCGAACGCGCCGTTGATTACCGGGCGGAAGGTGTCGGCGGTTCCCGGCGCTGTCCCGACATACTTCTCGTTGTAGGCGGGCGTGGAGCCGTAAGTGTTGTAGAAGTGCGCCGTCCCGGACGATCCAGCAGCGGCGGTCAGGTCGGTGCGATAGGTGTTGTTGCGCGCGACCTTCGATCCGCTGAGATAAACGCCGCCAGCCGCGCTCGGGTCACCGGAGCCGAGATCGGAGTAACCAGCGGCGGGAATGAATACGTCGTTGCCCTCGAAAACCGCATTGGGCTGCGTCAGCGCGACCATCTGCCACGGGAGCGCGCTGGTCGCGGTGCAGATGATGCGGTTGCCGCGAATGATTACGTCGCCGCCTGTCGGGCTGTAGATGCCGTGATTTACCGCTGCCGTCCCCTTGATGGTGCAGCCCTCGACAAGGTGCGTTCCGGTTCCGCCTCCGCCACCGCCGAGCGCCATTTGGTGGCCGCCGAGGTCGATGTAGCAGTTGCGATAGACGCACCCAGGAATCGACATGTTGATGGTCGCGACCTGAACCTGGTCCGAGGGCGTTTCGACGCGGCAACCGTCGAGGATGAAGGTGTGGCAGATCGTGTCCGCGACACCGGACATTGCAGCCGCGAGGTTGTTGGAAAAGCGGCAGTTGATGAACCGGATGTTATT